CCTTTTTAATATTTCACAGTATTCTTCTACTGCGTCTTCTTCTACTTCTGCTAAGATTGAGTCATGCACTAGTGCAAACATCTTAACAGGAAGTTCTTTTTGTTTTACTTCACGGTGTGCGTCTATAGCTCCCAACAAGTTTACATCAGAAGCTACAGATTGCACGAGAGAATTGATACCTGAACGAACTTCATGGGCAGCAATTGCCTTGTCTGAAGATTTGACATTCGGTAGTCTTCTCTTTCGGCCAAAGAAAGAATATATGTAAGTTTGTTTCTCAATAAGTTTCTTACTATCATCTAACCACTTTTTCAATTTATGAAACTGAGTAAAGTAATCTTCGATAACTTCTTTAGCTTCACTTGTGCTAAAGTATTTACCACTATCTTTAGATACTTGCTCACTAATTTTCTTTGGGCCAGCACCATACATTATTCCAAAAGTAACGGCTTTTGCCATCTGTCTTTCAGTTGAATAATATTCAGCGACTTCTTCGACATCACAAGGTAGATTAAATACTAACTTAGCAATATTACTATGGAAATTACCACCGTCTTGAAACACTTTCATAAGTGCTTTGTCGTCTGCAATGACAGCGGCACAATATACCTCTGCGGTAGTTAAGTCCATAGCTACTATCTTCTTACCTTCACCTGCTTTAATACAGCCTTTGACAATAGGATTATCACGAGGTATTTGTTGCATATTCATTTTCCCACTAGATGAAAGACGACCAGAAGTTGTACCGTGTAGGTTAAAACCTGTACGGAGTCTGCTATCTCTATCTAAGCCAGGAATGATTTTGTCAAGGTAAGTAGATTTAATCTTTACTTTTTGTCTAATATCAAGAATAAGAGCAGGCACTTCGTGTTCTTGTGCTAAAGTTGTTAAGACTTCCGCGTCAGTTGAGTCAGCGCCTGTGCCTGTCTTTTTTCCTGTGGGCTTGAGTCCAATGTAATCAAACAGGAGAGACCTAAGTTGGACTGTACTGTTAGGATTAAATGGTTTGCCCTGAGCTGCTTCAAATGTTTTTACTTCTGTATATCCATACAACGATTGTATTGCTTTGTCAATATCTTCTTGCATAAGTTCACTAGACTTATATAATCGTTCTTTATTGAACGGGACTCCATTAGATTCAACATCTAGCAAAAATTCTGTTGCAGGGAGAAGGATATTTTCATAAACATTTGTAAACTTCTCACTCTTATCTATTGCACTTTTAAATTTTTTATACAATAGAAAAGTACAAACAGCATCATATGCTGCGTACTCTTTCATGATATCAAAGGGAATCATATCCCAACTGAAATCACTTTTTAGTAGTCCATTGCGTTTCTTGTAATCTTCTATCCATTCATACATAGGCTTCTCATAGTCACCAAATGGTGTGAATTTTAGGGATAGTTGTTTCAAACCATGTGTGCCTGGATTCTCGTTAAGAGTATAGTGCATTAACATGGTATCTTCAAAGTTCGGAAACTTGAAGTTGAAGTGATATCTAAAAAACGCAATATCAAACTTACTGTTATGAAAGACTACTTTCTTTTTATTGAATATTTGTTGAAGCAATGCTTCACAAACTGAATCAATACAATCACAGTCAATATATGCTCCATGATTATCTTTGTAAGATAAACTAATACCTAACATATGACCATCACGAGGATATAGTGCTGTAGTCTCTGAGTCGAGAGCAATAAAGTCATTTTCATGGTCTCTTGCTTCTATGAGAAATCGACTCAGTTCTTTACTATCAGTGATACCAAATATTTGGTCATTTGATAGTTTCTCTTGTTTGAGTTCACCTTTAATATATTTAACTATATTATCTCGTGACTCAATCCAAGTTTTCTTTGCCTCAGGTTTAAATGCCAGCATGGCTGGATTTATTGTGGGCAAGTACTTACCGTCTACAATTCTTCCTGTGTATTCGGTAACAGAGTTTATTTTAGTGAAATACTTGAGTGGCTCTGAACCAACAAGAATCACCCAGTCATAATCATCTGGGTTAAATACTAAGTCCACATCTCGTTTTAATACTTTCTTTACAGATGGGTCTGAGCAAAGAACAAATGAATCGAATGTAATCTTATTCTCAAACAATTCAAAAAACTTGTTCCTACTTGGTTTTGATTCAATTAATGCTACTCTCATGTTTCTCCTATTTAATATTATATATTATATCAAAAAAATGACCATGTGTCAAGAACTATTTTTCTATCCATAGAGCTGTTCCTTCAACTGTGTTACTGCTGTTTCGCTAAGAGATCCTGGGTCTATGTCCTTTTCTCCTTTCAGTTTTACACTATAATGTTTTAACATTACTTTATCACATAGTTCTTTTACTTTTTCTACTGCAGCTTGTCCTGCAGGGTCTGGGTCAAATATTATATCTACTTGCTCTACTCCTTTCATTTTTAGAAGTAGTAATTTTTGTTCGTTTATATTGTGCGTACCAAAACAACAAAGGGCATTTGTTAGCCCCTTGTCGTGAAGGTTTATTACATCATAGATTCCCTCAACCAATATTACTCTACCTTTTATGGGAGCTACATCTGTTGGATATAAAGGAAGCCGTGCTTTTGGAGGATGCAGGATATATTTTGGTACGTCTCCAAGAGACTCTCCAATTATTCTTGCGTTAAATGCAACAATCTTGCCTGTTATGTCATATACAGGAAATACTATCCTGCCAGGAAAGGGAGCTTGTTGTGATATAAATGCACTAAACTTTGCATAGGTATCTGGTCTTATCGCCCTTTCATTGCCTGTATACATCAGTATATCTTTAGGCATTTTTAGCCCTACTGATTCTGACCTTTTTTGTTCTATTCTTTGTTTTAATTTCTCTCTTTTTATGTCTAAATAATTTGATGGTTTATCAAAGTGTTTGAATATATTTCCTTTGAAGCCACAGGAAAAACAATTAAATACACCCGTTACTCTATCTATTCTCATTGAAGGATTAGAGTCATCATGTTCGGGGTGTAGACAACGAACTATAAAGTCTGCTGGAGAGACTTTAAATTCAATATTTTCTTCTACTAATAATTCTTCTACTGTCATTTTGCTATCATTTTTATTACTCTATGTAGTCTACCACATTTCATAAAGTTGTGAATTTTTTCTACTATTCTTTTTATCATTGTGGTGTATATGTTTTTCCTCTGTCTGTTATTAAAAACCCATTTAAATGGTCAAACTCATGTTGTATTACTCTTGCTTCGAAATCTTTGAACTTTCTTTCAATATTTGTAAAAATTCCATCACTATAGTCTGTATATTGTAATACTATACTTTTTGCCCTTCGTACTCTTACTATTGTATCAGGACAACTTAAACAACCCTCATAATCAGCTTTAGTAATACTACTTCTACTTTTAATTTTAGGATTAAGAAATACTTGTGGATTATCTCCTGCTAGAAATACTCTGATAGGATATCCTAGTTGTATAGCAGATATTCCTACACCATGATGTTTTTTCATGGCTTCTCTCATTTCATCTATTATAGTATCGAGTTCTTCTTGTGCGTGTGGACTATCGTTTTTCCACTCTTTCGACATTTGTCTTAATACTTTTTTATCTGTTATAATCAACTTCTACCTCCTTAGGTAATTCTTTGTTACAATGCGGACATACATAAGGCAGTCCTAATAACTTTCTAAATATACAGTCTTTTATCCATTCTTTCATTAATGAATGTCTCCGCCATATTCATCTAAGTAAAATAGTTCCCACTCTGCCTCATAAATTAATCTAAATTCTTCTAGGTTAGGAATCTTTACTTGTACAGCACTATTTTCATTGTTTTCATGTAATTTTCTCACATATATAATATATGCTTTTTGTAATTGTTTTTCTGTGTATAATATCATAATTTCCTTAAAATTTCTTTCATTTGTTTTCTACTATACCAAAGACCACTAAATATCTTTTCATCTTTAGTTGCGTCATTCCTTATAATGTAACGAGGATAACAAAACCAAGGGTGTCTGTCTTTGAATAGTCTATAATGTTTGTGATGTGAAATCCATAATCTCATATATCTTGTGCTTCCTCATCTGGGTCTCCTGCACTCATTTCTTCTCTCATTTTTGTTTTTTCATCTGGAGTAAGAGCAGTATGAGGGCCAATCTTTAAACTTTTCCAATCGACTACACTTGAAAATCCTTTGACTTCATTGTTTCTCATTTTAGTACAATTAAAAGTCATACACTTATCTTCTGGTGTCCAAGTTTCAAGTGAGTATGCAGCATCCGCTGCGTCAAGAATACCTTTTGCAAATCTAGCTTCTCCAGTACTATCTGTTTGGTATGGAGCAAATACTAATGTTTCATAGTCTTGTGCAAAAGTTTTCATTTTCTTACTAATCTCGATTTGTTCTTGCCAATCATATTGACTATTGCGACCTGGTGCATTATGCCGACGCACTTGGTTGAGATAGTCTACAATGACTATCCCAACATCATTACGACTTACTCTCTTATCGAGTTCGCTTTGAATTTTTGAGAGAGTGAGAGATGGGTCGTAAATTACATCTAACTGTGCATCTTTGCGTAGTTCCTGCTTCACAAGTTGTCTATGAAATTCATCAAAGTCACGATTCTTCTCATAACTTTGAAGTATACTACCACTATCTTCAAATCTGTTTGCCCACCAACCAGCAACTATGTTCCATTGTTCAGTATTCATAGTTTTATCACGAATACTAGTAAATGGTATACCAGTTGATATTGAACACATTCTTTGAAGGATAGACCTGCTATCCATCTCAATAGTAAAGTATAGAGCAGTTCTGCCTTGTTCATAAACATTCACAGCTAAATTACAGGAAGTCAAAGACTTTCCTGAACCGCGTCGTCCTCCCACTAACACCAAGTCTTTGGGAGAAAACTTTACTGACGAATCATAATCACTATTTAATCCTAGTGATAAGTACTTCGCCAAATCTTCGTCGTCTTCAAAAAGTGTAATCGTTTGCATACTTTCTGAAGGTGGAGTAACATCTACTTTGTCACTCACATCTAATACTATTTCTTGTAGTTGTTCTATGTTTTCTTCTGCTGTAGCAATAGTTACAGTCTTTTCAACAAACTTATCTAGTTCATCTAGTATCTCTACTTGTGCATATTCATTCTTCAAGTAGTCGAGAAGCATGTCTGCATCGACATCTACTTCTACACTTTCTATTGCTGATACTTTTTCTAATAGTTTTGATTCTCGGAGCGAATAATTTAACTCCTCAAAGGTAGGGAGAGCTTGATAAAGGTCAACATGCTTTTCCAACTCGTGATAAATCCCTCGGTACTCTGAAGGCAAATAAATGTCCTTCAACTGAGACCAAGTATCTAAGTCTTGTTGGGAAACTAATTGTTTTAGTAGTGCACTCGCAATATTCATAACTCTCTCTCAAAAAGGGGGCTAGAACGCCCCCTCGCTAAAATATTACGGTTAGCCTATTTCTTTTCTTGCTGCTCCGTTGTAATCAGCACATTGTAAACCTCTTCTGGTTAACATTGTTTTCACGCCTCTTACTGTTTTGCCGATGTCATCAGCAATTTCTTGAACAGTCATTTCTGAAATATCAAGGTCAGCTAAAACGTCAGCTTTAGATGAGCCTTTTGTGTGTTCCTGTTTAGGGATAGCATTGATGTCACCACTTCTAAGTAATGATAATGCTTTACCTCTAATAGAATTAACACTTTTGCCAAGTGATTCAGCGATAGCTTCTACGAAAGCGCCATCGTTAACCATTTGTACAAATGTTGCTTCTTCTTCAGGAGAATAAGTTCTAACACTCTCTGGCTTAGGAGCAGGCTTAACATGCTCTGTAAGTTCCATAGAAAGTATTTTCCCTTGAATTGATTTTGCTGAGAAGTTTCCGCCTTCAAAGTTGGAAGCAATCTCTGCGTATGTGTAAGAACCACTGTTATCAGTAACAAAGTTTCTTAGTGTTGCTTCTTGTTCTTCACTAAAAGATTTAGAAGCAGATGCTGAAGCTAATTCAACATCATAACCCATTTTTCTCAATTTGCTAGAAACACTTCTTGTTGAAGTTTCTAACATATCAGCAGCTTCAGCTACTTGTGCTTGAGAAACTGGGCCGTCGCCTACAAAGTCTACAAGACTTTGAGTTCTTTCATCAGTCCATTTTGGTAATGCCATTTGTATTTTCCTCAATTAAATGTTTTATATTATTATAAATTGTTATGCCCATCTCTTGGGCTTTCCTAGTTTTTGCACTTTCTATACCACTCTCATTGAGTAGAATAGTAACTGCTTTTGTAAGGTTATCCTTTGTCTCAAATCCATACTTTTTTAAAACTTCTTGTGCCATAGATTTTGTTTTATAGCTCTTAAGTTTACCTGTGATACAAACGACTCCTTTTGAAGGGACATCGTCGACTACAGGATTATCCTCACAAGTAAAACTAAAAGGTAACCATCTGTCCAGTTCATTCGCATAAAAGACTTCATCTATCCAATTCAGAAGATTCGACGCCGCTTTAGGACCAAGACCACTATCCATACATTTTTGGTAGGTTATCTCAGATATACTCGAGATTCGTCTCGTTAACTTATTGGTAGCGCTTCGTCCTATCAGCGGTATCGAAAAAGCTGGAAGGAGAGTTGTTAAATCTGCGTCTTTCGACTTTTCTATTTCAGCAAACAACTTCTCTCCTAGCTTCTCCGAATCCAATGCGATAACTATATCGTCTTCGCTAAGAGAATAAATGTCCTCATAATCATAAAGTTCAAGTTTGTCTATCGTTGCTTTTCCAAGTCCTTTGATTTTCAAAGTCTTGGCAAAGTGTTCAATTCGTTTTGAACTTTGAGCTGGACAAGCTGGGTTTCGACAGAATAGCTGATCCTTGACTGTTTCCAGTATCGAATTGCAATCTGGGCAGTTAGTTGGTATCTGTATTTCTGTCAAATCTGTCTCTCTTTTAATTTTATATACATATTATATCAAACGATTAACCATTTGTCAAGAACTATTTTTCGGAAACTCCCGCAAAATTTTTGACGAAATTTTGAAACATTCGGTATGACCTCCGAACTTCTGTGTCGGGACATACCTATCATGTTCAAATTTCTTATGTAATTCTTGCTCATATTTCCAACAGTTATAAATCGTGTCATGAAAAGTTCGTTGAATACGTAAATCATACCCTCGGAAGCCACGACTTCGTTTGATTACATGACGCCAGTCTTTTCCACTAGCGATTCCTACTTTGATACATTCTCGTTCAAAAGTTTCTTTATTTACTAATATAACTCCGTAGAGAACTCCTTCCCTTTCTTTTTCTTCGGGACGATTGTCAAAATAAGTTTGGTTGTATACACCACTCATGCTATAAGCAGAGGTGTAAATTGACGGAGTAATCCTGAGCCTAGTACTATCATTGCTACTGCATTTAGTATTATTAATGCTCGGTCTCTCCAAAGAAGTGCTACCCATAGCCACAGGGAAACACCTATGAAAGATAAAACTAAATCAGCTAAAGGATATAATCCTTCTGCTCTAAACATCATAGCACAAAGCAATATTATTGAGCCAACCCATTTTACATACCATGAAAGGTCTTGTTTAGGAGTTGCACTCTTAAATATTCTTTTGCTGTTTTGTATCTCTTGTTTTGAGTATTTCATTTAGTTCGTCTATTCTTTTATATAATTCGTATATTTGTTTTGTTTGTTCTTTTATTTGTAATTTTAGTATTTCAACTTCGTTTGTTAGCATAATAATCCATCATATCATTCCAGCGCATGAACTGTTGAGTTTCATGTTCCCAATACCAACCTTTATATTTATGTTCGTCAAGTTTATACTTGCTCTCATGATATTGAGTTTTGTAGTCATCAGTAACCAAGCCACTCTCCTATCTTACTAAATACATATGGTATTACTACTACTGCAATAAAAAAGAAGCTAACAAATGTGATAAGTTCATACATATCTGCGAATGGCTCCATCATTAGTCTGCTCTCCGTAAAACCTGTGGTATTATCTTTCCTGCTCTTATAACTTCTACTTTACAACCTATCTCTAAATTAAGAGCTTCAATTATAGACTTGTTATGTAAAGTTGCTCTACTTACATTTGCTCCTTCAATATTTATTGGCTCTAGGATTGCTACTGGAGAAACTGCTCCCGATTTTCCTACTTGCCATATTACATCTAGTAATGTAGTTACTATACCTTTTTCTTGTTGTTTTAGTGCAAATGCGCCTCGTGGGTGATGGCTAGTATATCCGTAATGTTCAAACTTATCATTGTCTGCTACACGGAATACTGAGCCGTCCATAGGAAACTTACTATATTCTCCTATTGTGCTTGTTTCAAAACCAAGTTCATGTAATCTTTTCATGTCTGTTGCATAATTATCTGTGATAAAAGGAGCAACACCATGTGCCACAAAGTATAAGTCTCTTTCTTGAAACTCACTAGAGTCTTTTAAACTCAGCGCTCCCGCTGCATAGTTTCTTGCATTGGGTATTTCTTTTGGGGCAACTACTTCTCCTGATATTTGAATCACTCCTTCCCAGTCTATTTTTTCGGGAACAATATATCTCATGTTATGAGTAATATCTAATCCTTCTAAACCATCTCCTCTGGTGAGTGCTTTTTGAAACTCTCCTCCTCCGTATAATAAACTGACGGCTGCACCATCTAGTTTAGGCGTGACAATGAAGTCGTCAGTCCCCCAATCGGGAGGACTGTCGACGCCTTCAATCACTTTTTGGAGGGAGAACAAAGGAAACATATGTTTGTACCTGCGTTCATAAGAACTTTTATAGCCAATACTTTCTTCTGTTGCCAGTGTTACGAGGTAATCGAAAATCTCATCTGACATGATGGGATTGCCACCATAATATGCTGTTTTTGCTCG